TCAGATATTTTGTCACGGTACATATTGATCGTCGTCGTGTTTATAGCCTTCAATCCTTCGGCGCGCGCATCGACAAACTCTTGAATCATATCGTCAGAAACGCCCCAGTTTACAAGAGGGCCGATTTCCTCTTTCAACTTTGCCGCTTCTCTGACAAGCTGCTCTTTTACCGAAGGCGTGTATATTTTGTCGATGAAGTACGAATCTTCTTCGTCCCTATTAAGGGAAAAGTCGTCGGCTGAAATGGTATCCTTTGCTTTTGTCTTTTGTTTGTTCAACCATTCGTCAACCATGTCTTGTAATTTATTTCGTTCACTGGTAAAGAATCTCAGGAGCTTATTGTACATGATGTTTTCACCTGGTTGCAACACCTTTTCGATATAGCTCTCGGAAATCTTATCCAGCGCATCAACATCCCACTTCGCCCGCGTAATAAGACTCTTGGGCGGCGGTTCAACCCCTGTAGGTCCTTCCGAGCCACCGCCGCTGAAAGGGGAATTCCCGCCAATAGGTGCAACGGGCTTCTCCGCTATCCATGGCATCGCGGCCTTGTCTTCGTCGCTCAACGGGATTTCGTTTATCCGGCACGATACTTCTGCCGTCACGCCCATGCTGTAAAGTGTCTTTGCGGCGATAGTCTGCTTGGAATAATCCTTCTTGAGGACGCGGATATTTGACGTATCGGCCTTCATGTGAACGGGGTTGCGCGGATTGATATTGCGAAGCCATTGAGAATTGATTTGCTCCATCATGGATTCGTCTATGGGAAGGTACGTATCTTCCCATAGCATCTTGCGTCCCTCGACTAAGGTCGCATAATTAATTTCTTCATATTTGCCAATGGCAATTTTATTGAGGCCAAACACTCCAAGGATTTCCTCAACAACCCTGTCTTTCTGTTGCGAAAACTCCATATCCTTGGCATCGTTTTGTATCTTCTGGAATGTTGCGCCTTTGCCAAGAACAGAAATGCGCCGAGCATTGCCGAAGCCATACTTTTGATACCAGCGGTTTTGTATCTCTATCGCTTGGGCTTCATTCAGTTCCTGGTCGCTGGTAAGAACGCCAGCCGGGATTGCGTCATTGTCGAACGTCCGGCTATTCCACACATCCGCCTTAATGTCGTTAATAATTGCCATTTGCGCCGGTTCATACATTGACAACCCACGAAGCCAGTCATATGGGTTGAAATTGTATATGCGGATTATCTCATGCGGGGCATAGTGCTGCAATATCTCTTGTTCTCGTATCTCAAATTTCCACCCGATGAAATGCTTGCTATTGTCGTACTCAGGGCTTACATACTGATCGTTGTATGGATACATCGCAACAGGCATTTCACCTTTGGCAAGATCGACATGGTAATCTTCTTTGCCACTATCGCAAACGATGAAGCATTGCCCGCCGCGTTGCCCACGCCCGAATCCCTCACGGCATGGAAGCAACAAGTTCAGTATCACCGCTTCCCAGAATGTCCGCCGCGTCATAAACGGGTTAGGCCGTCCGAACAAATCATCAAGATCGTTCATCTCAACTTTTTTATTGTTCTTATCTTCAAACACGCGGGGGAGTCTGCAAAGGTTCCACGAAATCACGCGGGCGCATGCGTAGACCATCCAGTGCAGCGAGTACGGCTTTCTCTCGACCTCGCGGGTATTGACCGACGACCCGCTTGGGGACATGAAGAAAGTGGGATCAAGGTCCGGTATCTCAACGCCGCCTGCGGGAACGTCCTTTGTGAGAAGGTTTCCGGTCGGTCCGTACAGGGTGATTTCTTTAGTTGCCATGATAATCGGTTGCGCTTTCTTTTGTGCCCTGCTTAGATGCCGCTATCGCATCAACCATGATCTGATTCAACGTATTCAACTTCTGGATAAAGTACGTCCTGATTTCAGCGACCTCTTGAACGTGGTCAATGAACTTCACAAGGTCGCCCGCAGCATGCGGGTTAAGTTCCCCGCGAGTGTTACAGGTGTAGCGCCTTATGGACATATTAACCGAATCCCTGCCACAATAACCATGACGTTGATTGTAAGATAAATTACATCAGTCCTGACATTCGGGTTGTATTTATAGTACCGTGGAATGTCGCAAGCGTCAACTATTGATACGGTCCCGCCGAAACACCCGAGCGCAACCAGAGAAATTCCTGCGACAACATTTCCAGCTCTGCTTTTTTCTGCCTTCACCACGACATCAGGCTTGTAGATTTTTGTGTATGTCGTGTCTGTCACCTTTACCACGGACAGGGTGTCCGCGCCAGCCGAGCAAATCATTACTGACAGGATTATCAGTAAAGCTACTTTTTTCATCGTGCCCTCCTTATTTTGACAACCTTGTCTCCTTGTATCTCGAATGACTCACGAATGTCAAGCTTCAATCTTCGCCTCAAACCAATCCAGAATAGCGTTGAATGTGATTCGTTTTCCGCCTTGAGCAGGTGCAAATCTGATTCTATCTTCTGCGACAAGGCAAAACGCGCTTTCAAATTGTTCCACCATTCTTGTTCTTGCGCGGTCAGTTCACCTGCGGGAACAATGATAGATTCAGATTTGACTTTGATCGCGTCAAGTTCGCTGTTGATTTCATCCAGGATATTCTCTTCCTCATCGTCGCGCTTGCCGAAAAATAGAAAGCCCATGCATACCCTTTAGAAAATCTGAATAACTGACGGACGCGAACCCATTTCAAATAAAACAGATAATGCGTCAACATCATCATCATGAACGCCGCTTGGAAAATCTCCTAATTGTTTTTTCACAGGTTCATTCCAAGGACCTTTCCTAAAATAAACATTGCCAGCTTCAAAAGCTGGAATCATAGGAGATGCCTTAACAATTTTATCACCTTCAAGTTGCTTTTTTTCTACAGTTCGTATGCCACTTAATATTTTTTCCATTTCAGTGAAAGCGTCTTTGTATGCCCCAAACGCTTCCATACCCATCTTTATAGTTCCGTCTGCAATAGCGGCATCACGAATAATAGTTTGTCTTTGCGTTGCTTCCCATTGTCCCCGTATCCAATCCTCAACGTAAATAATCGGTATGTGGACTCCAGGTATTGCACTTGGAATAAGAATAATACCGCCCAAAGGACCAGAAGTAAAATCAGGGTCTTTTTTCTGAGTTTGCTTTACAGAAGAAGCTAAATCCCAAGCCCGTATCTTTTGTAAATTCGGCCACTCATGAACCTGTCCGCAAGTCTCGCATTTTCCATCCATCGAAACAATATGTATCTTGTCGGTTCGGAGCAGATTTCCGCCTCGCGTCTCAGGATCGCATTGCATTAACGATTGATAGCCATAATTGCCAAGAACGCTTTTCTGTGTGGTATACCATGCTTCTGAAAATCTTTCCGAGAAAAGCCACCCGGTTTTATATGATTCACTTTCGGCAGGATAATTTACGAATTTGAATTTTGGAAAATCTTTGTTTTTTTCCATTTCGTTTTTTATTCTTGCTATCGGATCATCAACATGCCATGGAGTGACAACAAGAAGAACAATTGAAACCGGAGCGCGCCGCGTCATCACGTCATCGGTAAAAGAGGTCCATACTTTGTTGCGCAATGTTTCAGATTCAGCCTGTTCTCTTTTCCCAAAAAAGTCATCAACTACGATTAAATTTCCTCGCTTCCCCGCCGTCCCAGTTTGAATTCCTATGTATTGAGCTTTTCCAAATCTGTCCGCTATTCCCCATTCCTCTACACCATGATTGCTTTTTGATAGTTGCAAGTTTGGATATAATTGTCTAAATTCATCTGACTGAAAAAGCAATCTGCCAAAATTTCCAAATTCGTTCGCTTTATCATCGGTATGGGAAACCACTAATACTTCTGAGTCTGGAAATTCTCCAAGGAAATGGGGGGGAAGATACCTGGAAGAAATGTCACTTTTACCGTGACCGAAGCAAACATTAAAACACAAAAAAGAGCTTTCGCCTTTTTTATATCTTTCTATCGCGTCGTCAATTTCTTTGCAGATTTGTATTTGGAAGGGGTTGTCTTTTGCAACAATAAATGGGTCAGGGCGTTGCCAGCAATATTGCATAAACTCGAAATGCTCAGTACGGGCAAGAGCCCTATTGCATTCAGTTTTGCTTGGCAGTGACATCGCT